ATGACGCCCAACACTGTACTCCTCGAACGGTTCGCCCAAAGATCACTAGACGCGCTGTCTCCGCTGGGTCCGATCCTGCACCGAGCTCTTGAGCCGAGCATCGAAGATGCGCGCGCGTACTTCAAAGAAAGACGCCCAGACCCTTATCTGTTCGCCCACTTGATACGGTACCACGCCACAACGCGAATCCTGTCCTCTCCCCTGCCTGGCGAGGTCGAATTCCACTCCCTTCGAAATAGCGGCATCTCCTTTACCTGTAATGGGTGCAAGGCCAGGGTCTGGAAGTCTGACGGCGAGGGCGAGTTGCATGGGCCGGGAGTATCACAGTCTCGACAGAATTACTTTGACCAACCATTTCTTGATCTTGTCGATCCCAATCCGGCCGACGTGAGGTATGTGGTGCTGTGGGACTGCGATGCCAAGACCGGACTGCTCACGCTTACGATAGCCTGTCCGAAGCGGTTTAACGAAGACCGCCCATGGGACAAACCGGAATGCCACTTCTACACGGTTTTCCCGCATGCCGCAATAGCTGTATCGGCATCACCGCAACTGACAAATCCAGAGCCACTCGAAGATCTAGAACTCCAGCCCAAGCAGAAGGTTTCCGAGCAGGACCATGATTAATGGAGACCGTATTAGACAGGCGCGTGAGATTAAGGCCCTAACACAGGGGGAACTGGCGGAGCGCTGCGGCACCTCCCAGTCACACGTCGCGCTGTTTGAGCAGAACCTGCGGACCCCATCCGACGAAACCCTCGAGTTGATTGCCGTTGCCACGGGGTTTCCTATTCCATTTTTCAAGAGGGAATCGGCGCCCGACCTCCCTCTTGGTTCGCTGCTATACCGCAAGCGAAAAACTATGAGCAGCCGCGACCGGGATCAGGTGCGGCAATTGGCCCGTTTAGTATTCGAGCTAATCGAAGACTTGGCAAGCCGATTCAAACGCATCGAACTACGATTACCAAGGATGGCGGGTGCTACCCCCGAAGACGCGGCCCGCATTACCCGCGCTGAATTGGGTATGTCGCCAGAGTCTCCGGCAACCAATCTTTCTAGGCGCCTCGAAAGGAACGGCATTGTCGTTCTGCCAATCCACCTGGAGATTGATGAACACGATGCATTCTCCGTATGGGCAGACACCGAGCCCAGGACCCCAGTTATTGTCACGACGGCGGGACGGCCTGGCGACAGACAACGATGGAGCATGGCACATGAATTGGGACACCTAGTACTCCATCAGGCGTTCACTCTCACGCCATCGGCTATTGAGGACGAGGCGGATGTTTTCGCGGGGGAGTTTCTGCTTCCAGAAGATGCAATGCGGAAAGATCTGAGTGCGCCACTCACATTAACTGCGCTTGCTGATCTGAAAAGTCGCTGGGGGGTTTCAATGCAGGCATTGGTTATGCGCGCGTTCAATCTCGACATTGTCACTGACGGCCAAAGGCGTTACCTTTTTCGTCAGTTTGTCGCCAAGGGGTGGATGCGGGACGAGCCGGTATTGATCCCTTCCGAAAAGCCGCGGCTATTGCGGAAACTCGCAGAATCAGCCTATGGGCAAAGTGTTGACGCACGCACCATTTCGGCTAGGATTGACGCACCGTGGCATCTGATCGGGCCGGCGTTAGACGCCTGTGCTACCTCTACCGATCTTCGGGCTGCAACTCTCGCAACCGAAGGGCCAATTAGGAGAGCAACCGGGAATCTGTTGAGTTTTAGGAAGAATTAATCAGATTGTCGGAGAGCGTCTAGCTGGCGCTAGGAGCGGTCCTATAAACCATAATGCTTGCCGGGCATGGGGCAGATAATCACGGAGCGTTCGCTTGGTACCATGGCTGCGTTTGTCGCCATCCCGGACTCGTGCCGATCACGGTCCCGAGACGGCAGAATCGCAGGCGTCACACCGGAAGCCCCATCCCGCGAAAGAGCTCTCCACTTTACTGTTGACGACTGAATTCCGCGTCTGATATTCAAGAGGTGTAAGCTGCGGTCTGGCCCGAGAGACGGGACTCTCCATAAACTCTTTCCCTTCGATTCCAACACTCCACGTGTCTTCCAATCGCGAACAGATCCCGTTGTATGCGCCTGACGGCACCTCGCTGGGTTTTCGTGCCATCGAGGCCGCAAAGCGCCTCATCGCAGGCGGTTACGTGAAGGCCGCCTACGGTCGGAAAGGACACCTGAAGGCGATCTGGCTACTCCAGGAGGACGGCGGCAACCCGGTTGAGACACACACACGGAGTGGCACTCGGTACAGCTTCCTTCAGAACCTCGACAGCGGCAGCCGCTGCTGGAAGCTTCGCAGAGTCGATGGGCGAGACGACGATGGCATACCGGTAGCCACGCGCGGCGTTTTCGTCCAGGTGCTCAAGGATTGTCTGGTCGCATGAAAGTTCGACGACAGATCGGCGGGCGCCACATCGCGCGAGCTCGTGGCGCGTTCCGTGGCGGCCAGGCGCGCCTGAGGCAGCCGGTGGACCAACCAGCCAACCCGGAGGCTGACGGCGCAACACGGGCCACCCGTGTGCCAAAGGGTGGCTAGTCTACCGCGTTAGACGCAGCGCGGGGCAAATCCTGGGACCTGGCTTTCCACTTTTGGCGGCGGGTGGCATGGTCCCACAAAGTCTCTAGTTAGTTGCACTTATCTAGGTGGTCACAGCAGGTGGTCACCCCGGCCGCGCCATCGTTCGGCACGGTTGGCCGAAGAGCCCACGATAGATGTCAACACGACCGGCAACCATTACGCCCGTCATGGCGCGCCGCATTGAAATCTGGCTGATTAACCGGCTGGTCCCGTACGCGAAGAACGCGCGAACGCACTCGCCGGAGCAGATCGCCCAGATCGCCGCGTCCATCGTGGAGTTCGGTTTCGTCAACCCGATCCTCGTCGATACCAACGACGGGATCATCGCCGGCCACGGGCGGCTCCTGGCGGCTCGCCAACTGGGCCTGGCCGAGGTTCCGGTCGTGGTCCTAGACCATCTCTCCGAGACGCAACGGCGGGCCTATATCCTTGCGGACAACCGCATTGCCATGAACGCCGGATGGGACGAGACGGCGCTGGCCGCGGAACTGGGCGCCCTCGCCAGGGAGGGCGTGGAGCTCACGCTGATCGGTTTCAGCGACGAGGAACTCGAAGCGCTACTTGACGATGGCGGGGAACCGGACCAGGATGTTGCCGAAGAAATCCCCGAGCCGCCAGTCACGCCGGTCACCCAGCCTGGAGACGTGTGGCAAATCGGGAAGCACCGGCTGATATGCGGCGATTGCCGGGATCTGGCGGTGGTGGAGAAGTTGCTGGCCGGCGCGCGGGCGGCGGTCGCGATCACGTCGCCGCCGTACGCCACGCAGCGCGAGTACGATCCCACGAGCGGGTTCACGCCGGTGCTGCCCGGGGAGTACGTCGAGTGGTACCGCGCCGTAGCGGCTGGCGTCCAGTCGGTGCTGGCTCCCGATGGGTCGTACTTCCTGAACATCAAGGCACATGCCGACGAGGGCGAGCGGAACCTCTACGTGATGGATCTGGTGATCGCCCACAAGCGCCAATGGGGCTGGCGATTTGTGGACGAGTTCTGCTGGCGCAAGACCGACAATGGCGTGCCGGGCGGATGGGGAAACAGGTTTAAGAACGCCTTCGAGGGTGTCTACCACTTCAGCCGCCAAGGAGAGATTAAATTCCGACCCGAGGCGGTGAGCCATGCCTCGGACGACTGCTTTGACTACTCGCCCAACAACCCGAAATCGACCTCGGGCAGCGGGCTGCTCGGTACTGGCGCGCGGGGCGCGGCCGCGGACGGCGGGAAGAACCAGGAGGCGTGGCAGCGCAGCAGGAACAGTCTTTCCGACGATTCGGAGGGCCGGCACGCAGGACTGGCGCGCCCGAGCAACGTGATCGAGGTCAAAAGCGAGTCGAGCCAGGGTTCGCACTCTGCTCCGTTCCCGCGCGCGCTGGTGGAGTTCTTCGTCCTGGCGTTCACCGATGCCGGTGACGTGGTGTTCGATCCCTTTATGGGAAGCGGAACGACAATGGCCGCCGCGGAAGTGCTGGGCCGGACCGGATATGGCGCGGAAATATCGCCGGGCTACTGCGACGTGATCTTGGGCAGAATGATGAACCTAACCGGAAACGAGGCGGTCCATGAGTCGGGCGCGACGTTCGCGGAGATCGCGGCTGCACGCGGCATCGATCCGGGGCAGGCGTTGAATCCCAAGGCGCAGGACGCCGGGGCCATCAAACACCACGGGCCAAACCCGCATTACGGGCAGCGAAGGAAGGCATCGTGAACTTCGTTCTCCAAATCGAGCAGTGGCCCATCGACCGGCTGATCCCGTACGCCCGGAATTCGCGGACGCACTCCGACGAGCAGATCGCCCAGGTCGCCGCAAGCATCGTGGAGTTTGGGTGGACGTCTCCGATTCTGGTAGGTGCGAACGGCGTTATCATCGCCGGGCACGCCCGCCTGCTGGCCGCCCGCAGGTTGAAGATGGCCGAGGTGCCGGTAATCGTCCTCGGCCACCTGACCGAAGCGCAACGGCGCGCGCTGGTGCTGGCCGACAACAAACTCGCGCTCAACGCTGGATGGGATGCGGACATGCTCCGGGTGGAGTTGCAGGACCTCGATGTCAACGGATTCAACCTCGACCTGATCGGGTTCTCCGCAGAGGAATTGGGGATCATCCTGGCGGACCCGGAGGGGACAAACGAGGGCCTGACCGACGAAGACGCCGTTCCGGAGGCGCCGGAGACCGCAGTCACCGTTCCCGGCGATGTCTGGATTCTCGGGGAGCACCGGCTGCTGTGCGGCGATGCCATACAGATGGAAGCGGTGGAGAAGGTGCTGGCCGGCGGGCTGGCCGACATGGTCTTCTGCGATCCACCGTACAACGTGAACTACGGGGCGACGATGAAGGACAAGCTCCGGGGCACGCACCGGCCAATCGCCAACGATAACTTGGGGTCCGACTTCGAGCGGTTCCTGCGCGACGCCTGCGTGAACATGCTGGCGGTCTGCAAGGGCGGCCTTTACATCTGCATGTCGTCCTCGGAGATCCACACCCTCCAGAGGGTGTTCCGCGAGGCGGGCGGCCACTGGTCCACGTTCGTCGTTTGGGCGAAGAACACGTTCACGATGGGGCGGTCCGACTACCAGCGCCAGTACGAGCCGATCCTCTACGGCTGGAAGGAAGGCGCGGACCACTTCTGGTGCGGGGCCCGCGACCAGGGTGACGTGTGGTTCATCAAGAAGCCCCACGTCAACGATCTGCACCCGACGATGAAGCCGGTCGAGTTGGTGGAGCGCGGCGTGCGCAACAGCAGCAAGACGCGCGACACGGTACTTGATCCATTCGGCGGCTCTGGCACGACGCTAATCGCGTGCGAGAAGGCCGGGCGCCAGGCGCGCGTGATCGAACTGGACCCGAGGTATTGTGACGTGATTATTCGGCGCTGGCAGGAATTCAGCGGGCAAGAGGCGAAGCTTGACTCCGACGGGAGAAGCTACAGCGCGGTCGCCGCAGAGCGAAGCGCAGTGGCAGCGTGAGGTTGGCCGGTGCCGCGCCGAGATCGCAGCCGCGAAGGCGCGGCTTCTCGCCGGGCACCCGGACGTCGAGGGTCTGTGCATGGCGCTGGCGGACTGGTCGGCCGAATTGAGGATTCTGGAAGCAGAAACGCCGCCGCCGGGTCGTGGAATCCGGCAGTGGGAGGCATCTACAGGTGGCCAAGCGCGGGCGAGAAGGGTAATTATCTGATCCGCAGCAAAGTGCTACTCTCTGAGAATGACCAAAGGTGCAAGTACGGATGCGCCGGCGACGCATCTGAATGAAGATCAAGCCGCGGCTGATGCGCTTTTTGGCCAGTTCGAAGCGGAGTGCAAGCCCTTGGAGTCCGGCAAAGGTCTGCTCACACTCGTCGATCGAAGGACGAGTGCGCGCTACTGCGAATGTCATATCAAAGCTAGCATGCTCTCTTCGCTCGCGACGGTCGATGTTCCGCTAGATCCGGACAGTCAGGATCAGTATCGAGCCAACCGGGAGATTCTCACTGATGATCCAGGTTTCAAACGGATGCAGGATGATGCCAAGAAAGGTCGGTCGTTCAGCAATATCGTCACGGAGTACACGAAGGATTTTGATGGCGATCATCCGGTCAAGATTGTTGGCGGCCAGCACCGCTTTAAAGCCATTCAAGCTGCCCTCCAAGAAGGCGTTGACGAGTATCACGGAGTGAAGGTCTATTTTGGCCTGGATAAGACGCAGCGGTTAGACGTGCAATTAATTTCGAACACGAACATCGCCGTGTCGCGCGATCTCTTCGACCGTTTGCAGGAGACGTTCGTCGGTCCCCAGCTCAGAGAATGGTGCCAGAAGGTCGGGCTACTTCCTCTCGGGAAGGACTTCGCCGATCATTACAAAAGAGGCGGCCTTATCTCGGTGCGGATGTCAAAGACCTTTATCACCAACTATATTGCGGGAAAGGGTGTCTCGTTCGACAAGTTCCCTACGACGAACACAACTCCAGTGATCTGCCCGACTGGAGAGCATGATCCAGACTGGGAGGTGCTAAAGGCGAATACGCAAGGCCTCTGGACGGACGCTAAGCTTCAAGAGGCGGGCAGGGAGTTTGCTCTTTTGGCCGCTGCGCAGCAGGCGTTCTTTAAGCGCGGGAAGCTTCGGGCTAAGGCAGACTATCCCCAGAAGGCGTACAACATGGCTGTGTTCTCAGCGTGGCCCTATGTAGCAGGGTTGCTGCACGCTAATGAAACACGATTGAAGCGCCATTTTTCTCTTCGCAATGCCGCTGGAAAGGACCCGCTAAATGCCGCTGCGTTGACAGACGGCAGACACAAAACGGACCCTGATAACTACCGCGGCCTGGGGTATCGAACGGACCCGAGAGAGCGCGGCCGATTTGTTGAGTTGTTCTACATTCAAGCCGAGGATGGGAAAGGGATAACTCCAAAGTCTATTAGAATTGCGATTAGTGACTACCATGCAAAACAGGCCCATCTTGAGGCCGTTAAGGAACGGGAGAACTAGTGGTGGACGGCATTGACGATTTCGCTAGATCGTTACTTGAGGAGGCGAAGCGCTTTTTGGAGAAGGTCGACGATGATGGAGATCCGGCTGCCAACGAGGCTTATCTCCATGCAGCACTTATGCTGGCATTTTGCTCTCTCGAAGCGCACGTGAATTCCGTCGCTGACGATTTCATTTCTCGGCCGGAACTGTCCCTGCATGAGAAGGCTTTCCTGCTTGAGCGGGAGGCGCGTCTGGAGGATGGCGAGTTTAGAATCGCTCCTTCCCTGCGCATTATTAGGCTTGAGGATCGCATTCGTTTCTTGCATGTGAAATTCGGCAGACCACTTGACGCTTCATCACCGCACTGGTCGCAACTCGCTGAAGCCGCAAGGCTCCGTAACCAACTTACCCATCCTAAAGATATCATGGTGATTACCAAGGCGACGGTCGGCAGGGCTATCCAGGCGATCATCGGTACATTGGATTGTCTTTATCAGGTCATATACAAGCGTGGCTTCCCTTCCGCTGGTATCGGACTAGATTCTCGACTGAGTTTTTGATTCGTGAGAAGGCTTTCAGCGATTCCTGCCATGATACGCGGTTCCGTGAGGGCGAACGTCACGGAGCCCATCGGAGGCCAGCGGGACACCACGGCTCGGACTCGTACCACCTGCGGTCCGGAAGTGAGGCTCTTGGGAGATTGCGCCATCAAAGCAGTAGGCTTCCGGAAGAAGTTGACCTTGAGGTGAAACACCGCCAGGCGGACGGCTGGCGGCGCGGGGGCTACAAACTGGTGGCCGGTATTTCAATGGCGATGCGGTAGTCGCCGTCGATGCCGTTGGCCCAGACCCTGTAGCTGTAGGGGCAAGGGCCAGGATCGTTTCCGCGATCCAATCGGCGCATCCGGCCCTTGAGGTCGCTGGTTGCGATCTCGCGCGCCTCGCCGATGCTAGCGACAACGCCCACCGGCTCGTACTGGCCGTCTTCGGATTCCGCGATCAACATCGCGAGGCCCAGGTTGGTCGAGTCCGTCAGCGGGATCGCGAATCCGGTTGTGGCTGGTGGCTGCTTCTTGGTGGTGGTGTTTTTCATAGCACCTTGATTCATCACTCCGGTCGCGCGGAACATCAAGCGAATAATCGCGGGAAGCCGAAGAAAAGCCGCCAACCTCGCGGCTGGCGGCGTGGTGCGTTGCGCGTCCTACTTGGCAAGGCGATACGTGCGTTCGCCGGCCTCGTTCTTGAAGGACTCGACCGGCAGGTCCATCTTCTTCATCAGGTTGCCGGAAATGAAGCCCCGGATGCTGTGGTTCTGCCAGTCGGTGGCCTTGGCGATCTCGGCCATCGTCGCGCCCTTGGGGCGGCGCAGGAGGTCCAGGACGATGCTCTTTTTCGAGAACTCGCGCGGCACCTTGGGCCCCTTCACTGTGACGGCCTTTTTGCTGGCGGGCTTCGCCACCTTCTTTGCGGCGGGCTTGCTGGCGGGCTTGGCTTCCTTCTTGGCGGCGGCTTTCTTGGCTGCTTTCTGGCCCTTGGGCGCGCCCTTCTTGCTGGTGGCCGTCTTCGTCGCGGCGGCCTGCTCCGGCGCGGCGTTCGCGCCCTGTTCCGCAACGGCGGCGGCTGTGGCTTCGTTCTGGGTGGCTTCGGTGTTGGTCTTCATCGTTTTGCTTGTCCTTTCGGCGGGTGATCCGCGCATGACGATTCATCACTCTTGTGCCCCCGGAAGGCAAGGCTGAAGTTCAACGTTTCGGAAGAAAGCTTCGATGGCGGCGGTCGTGAGATTTGGCTGACCGCCCGGTGTCCACATGACTGGAGTCTCTCAGCGGGCGTATGCGCGGTTGCGCGGCGTGGCTCTAAGCGCGGTCCAAAAGGCCATCGCGAGCAAGCGGATCACGCCGAACCCTGACGGGAGCATCGATCCGGAGCGGGCGAACCAGGAATGGGAAAGGAACACGTTCGCGGGCAAGACGCTGCACCAGGCGACCAGACCGCAGGTGGCCCCGCTCAGAACGCCCCCACCCCCGCGTGGCAGTTTGGGCATGTCGAGCCAGCCCGACGTATCGAGCGATCCTGTTACTGCCTATCTGCGGGCCCGCGCCGTGAGCGAGACGTTCAAGGCGAAGACGGCGCAGTTGGAGTATGAAGAGCGCGCCGGCAAGCTGATCCAGGCGACCAAGGCCGGTGAGTATGCCGCGCATTGGTCCGCCATCGTCGGTGATGCGCTGTCAGCCTACCCGGATCGCGTGGCGCCGCTGGTGGCCGCCGCGAAAACGGAAGCGGAGATCCACCGGATACTCGCGGGCGAAACGAACGCGCTACGCCGCAAGATGGCGAAAGCGATCTCGGACGCTGGCTACTGATGACCACCCCATTCTCGATGTACCAGGTTGGATCGGAGGCGTTGCTGCCACCACGGGATATTTCCGTGTCGCAGTGGGCCGACGAGAACGTGGTCCTCACCGGTTCCGGATCGGCGGAACGGGGCCAATGGCAGACCAGGCCGTACCAACGGGAACCGATGGATGTCCTCAGCCCAAGCCATCCGTGCAAGCAGGTGGTGTTGATGTCCGCTGCACAGATGCTCAAGACGAGCGTGATGGTTAACTTCCTGGGGTACATCGCGGACGTTGATCCGGGGCCGACGCTGGCGGTGGAGCCGCGAGCGGAAGACGCCAAGGCGCTCTCGAAGGATCGCGTCGCCCCGTTGTTCCGGCACTCGCCGGCACTACGCGGGAAACTCGCAGCGGTCAAGTCGCGCGATTCGAACAACACGGCGATGCACAAGGTGTTCGCCAACGGTTCCGGGCACATCACATTCACCGGCGCAATCTCGCCGTCCGGCCTTGCCATGCGTCCGATCCGGTATCTGTTGCTGGACGAGGTGGACAGGTATCCCCTGAGCGCAGGATCGGAGGGCGATCCCGTATCGCTGGCGATGCAGCGCACCGGAGAGTTTGAGCACAACAAGAAGGTAATCATGTGCTCGACGCCAACCGTCGATGGGGAGAGCCGGATTCAGGCTGCGTGGAACACGAGCGACCAACGCGAGTACTTCGTGCCGTGCCCGCTATGCAACCACTTCCAGACCCTGGTGTTCAGCGACGGCACTGACGGCGGGCTTGTGTGGCCGGAAGGCGAGCCGGAGAAGGCCGCCTACTGCTGCGAGAAGTGCCGCGAACTCATCCCGCACAACCAGAAGTCGTGGATGGTGGAGCGCGGCGAGTACCGTCCGCAGAATCCTGGGTCGCCGATTCCGGGGTTCCGGGTGTCGCAATTGATCTCTCCGAAGCGTGGATGGGGAACCATCGCCGCGGAGTTCCTGGTCGCCAAGGATTCGACGGAGACGCTCAAGGCGTTCCTGAACACGGTGCTGGCGGAACTCTGGACAGAACGCGGGTCGGCGCCCGATTGGGAAAAGGTCTATCTGCGGCGCGAGGATTACGACCTCGGAATCGTGCCGGCGAAGGCGTCGCTGCTCGTGGCCGGCGTGGACGTGCAGGACGACCGGCTCGAGGTGGAGCTTAAGGCCTACGGGCGTGGCAAAGAGTCCTGGTCGGTGGACTACCGGGTGATCCAGGTTCCTGACCAAACCGGGCAGGCGCTCAAGACTTCCTCGCCGGAAGTCTGGCAGGAGTTGGAAGCATTGCTGGCGGTGGACTGGCAGTGCGAGTCGGGCGGGACCATGCCCATCATGGCCATGACAATCGACACCGGATTCCGGCCGCAGATGGTGTACGAGTTCGCCGCGCGCCATCCACAACCGGCTCACGGCCCGGCAGGCGACAGGATCTCGGCGCCGCGTACCGTGGTGGCGACCAAGGGCACGCCCGACTTTCTGAAACTGATCGCGCGGGTGTCGCCTACGGACGCCGCGCGTAAACGGCAGAACGTTCGGATCTGGCACATTGGCACGCACTGGGCGAAGCAGGAGTTCTACGATTGGCTGCGGATCGTGCTGCCCGACGATGGTACGTACCCGCCCGGATACCAGCACTACGCCTACAAGGACCAGGACTTCTATCGCGGGCTCTGCTCCGAGTCGCGGATCATCCGGTCGAGCGGCAAGGTGGAGTGGATACCCGACAAGTCGATCAGGAACGAACCACTCGACCTCGCGGTGCTCTGCCGCGCGGCTGCGGCGGTCTGTGGAATTGATCGTTTCTCGGACGAAGATTGGGCAGCACTAGAGGGCGCCACTCCAAGCGACGCGCCGCGCCCGTCCAGCACCGGCGACTACTGGGGTGGGCGCGATGACATGTGGGGCACGCGCGGCGGTGGTGGGGACTGGTTTAAATGATGCAACTCTCCGAGCTTCTTTCCGCGCGCGACACGCTGCAGCGCGCGATCTTCAGCGGAACTCGCCGGGTGCAGTTCGCCGACCGCGCGGTTGACTATGACAGCATCGACGACAAGCGGAAGGCGCTGGCCGATATCAATGCCGAGATCGCCAAGGTTTCGGGGGCGGCACCATCCTCCTTCAGCCTGGCCGTGCACAGCAGGGAGTAAGTGAACACCATCGACAGGATGATCGGCTACTTCTCGCCGGAGCGAGGCTACCGTCGCGCGCAGTATCGCGCCGCGACCCAGGTCTTCGCATACGACGGCGCGAAGTCGGGACGTCGCACGGACGGCTGGATTGCTGCGGGCGGCGACGCCAACACCGAGGTCGGCGCTGGCCTGGCCGCACTTCGGAACCGCTCGCGCGACCTCCTGCGCAACAACCCGTATGCCAGCAAGGCGGTCGCGGAACTGGTTGGCAACACGGTCGGCACGGGGATCGTGCCCCAGGCAAAGACCGGCAACCCGACGCTCGACGCCATCATCGACGGGGAGTGGCCGTACTTTGCGGAGAACTGCGATCCCGGCGGCCAGTTGGATTTCTACGGCATGCAGGCGCTGATCGTGCGGACGACAGCAGAGAGCGGAGACGGGATTGTTCGTTTCCGTGGCCGGCTGCCGCAGGACAATTTCCGCGTGCCCTTGCAACTGCAGGTACTGGAAGGCGACTACCTGGACATTTCCCGCACGATGGGAATCGCGACGGGGAGCGTCGTTCAGGGGGTGCAGTTCAATCTGTTCGGCCAACGCGAGGCGTACTGGCTGTACAACTACCACCCAGGCGGCGTCTACATGCTGAACCCGCGCGGCGGGGTTCTCAGTCAGCCCGTGCCCGCCGACCAGGTCATGCACACGTACTGCATCCTGCGACCGGGCCAGGTTCGCGGCGTGCCGTGGCTGGCGCCGGTGATGCTGGCGCTCCGCGACCTCGATGACTACCGCGACGCGGAGCGCATGCGGAAAAAGACGGAGGCGTGCCTGGCGGGGATCGTGACGCGTCCTGAGGGTTCGGGCGGTCTGCCCATCGGCGCGAAGTCCACCGACCCGAAAACCGGGAACACGCTGGAGCGGATGTATCCCGGCATGATCGAGTATTTGAAGCCGGGCGAGGATATCAAGTTCAACGCGCCTGCGGCGGCCGGCGGCTACCGCGAGTATCTGATGACGGAACTGCAAGGCGTCGGCGCGGGCGTGGACGTGCCATATGAACTGCTCTCCGGGGACCTTTCCAACGTCAACTATTCGTCCTATCGGGCGGGGATGCTGGGCTTCCGCAACGCCATCGAGGCGTTTCGGTGGTTGACCCTGATCCCGATGTATTGCCGCCCGACCTGGCGCAGGTTCATCGACACCTTGGTGTTGATCGGGAGGCTGCCCGAGGCGAACTACAGCGTCCAGTGGACGGCGCCGAAGTTTGAGTCCGTCGATCCGTTGAAGGACGCGATGGCGGAGCTTAAGAAGATCCGCACCGGGACGTTGACGCTGCCCGAGGCCATCGCGCAGAACGGCTACGATCCGGAAAAGCAGTTGCTCGAAATCAAGCGGGTCAACGAGCTGCTCGACGAGTACGACATCATCCTCGACTGCGATCCCCGCAACGTGAACGACAAGGGCGTCGAGCAGCCCACCAGCAGCGGAGAGGCGACGCCTGGGGATTCCAAGCCGAAACCGCCAGTGAAGGCGTCCGCCGAGTTTTCGGCGCGGACCACAAGAACCTACCGTTCGTAGGCTCCATAACCCAAGGAGACTTTTCATGCCAGACGAAATTGCTGAACGCCAGGAGGCCGAGGCGCCTGCCGAGGTGATCGCCGCAAGCGCCAGCACCGGGCCGGATGCCGTCGCAGCGGGCTTGAGTGTTGTGGGCAGCAACCCCGTCGATCCGGCGGTGGAGGTGGAACACTTCGCGGTGGCGGTAGCCTTCGCGCCCTCGTCCGCAGATGACGACAACCGGATGATCGACGCCGTCTGGTACACCGGCGCCAAGGTCCCCCGGTTCGACTGGCGCAGTGGAGAGGAGTACGATCTCATCCTCTCGATGAAAGGCTGCCGCCTGGATCGCCTCAACAATGGCGGGCCCGTGCTGGACTCCCACGTGGCGTGTGGCGTCGAGAGCCAGATGGGAGTCATCAGGCGCGCGTGGGCCGTGGGCGCAACCGGCAAGGCAACCATTCAGTTCAGTAAGCGGGACTCCGTGACGCCCATTTGGAACGACGTTCGCGCCGGGATCATTCAAAACCTAAGCCCAGGGATGTGGATCTACAAGAAGGTCGATACCACCCCCAAGAACCAGGCGCGCAAGGAATTCACGGCAGTCGATTGGGAGCCGTTTGAGATATCCCTCACACCGATTCCCGGCGACGCAAACACGACCTTCATGTCGGCGGCTGGAACGCAGCCGCCGGCGCCAACTGTAGTTGAAACGCAACGGGCATCTGCCCATAAGGAGACCCCAGTGGAACCAACCACGCAGGTTGCGGGCGAAGAGGCCCGTCAGAACGAAGTAGTACTCGCCGCGGCGCGCGGCGAGGCAGTGAAGGCGGAACGGCTGCGTGCGACCAACATTCGCACGATGGCCAACCCCTTCAAACTGGAGGAAAAGTTCGTCAACGCGATCATCGACGATGGCTTGTCCGTTGAGACCGCGCGCGAGCGCATCATGACGAAACTTGCCGCTCAGTGGGGCGAGCACCATACCGACCCGGTCAACCCGACCGTGACTATGGGTGCGGACGCGAGAGACAAGCGGCGGGAGGGGATGGAAGCATCCATCCTGTTCCGTGGCAATCCCGGCGACTCGGCTTTGCGCGACGCCGGCCGGGAGTACGCCGGCCTGACGCTCGTGGATATCGCACGCGAGTGCCTGGAGGCCGTCGGCGTGAAGACGCGCGGTTTGAGCCGCAATGAGATCGCCCGCGTGGCGCTCCAGGGGCGCTTCGGCGCCGAGGAGTACTTCCAGGGCGGCATGGCGACCACCAGCGATTTCCCCAACATTCTCGCGAATGTCGCCAACAAGACGCTGCGCCAGGCCTACGAGGCGGCTCCGCGCACCTTCGTGCCGTTCTGCCGCCAGGTGTCGGCGGCGGACTTCAAGCCCACCAACCGCGTGCAGTTGAGCGACGTGCCGACGCTGCCCAAGGTGAACGAGAAAGGGGAGTTCCACCGCACCTCGCTGACCGACTCGAAGGAGAGCTACTCGCTGGCTACCTTCGGTGAGATCGTGGCCATCACCCGCAAGGTGATCATCAACGACGACCTCCAGGCTTTGACCCGCGTGCCCGCTGCCCTCGGCCAGGCGGCTGCGAACCTGGAGAGCGACACCGTGTGGGCCGTCATCACCGGCAACCCGAACATGGCGGACGGCAACCCGCTCTTCCACGCGAACCACAAAAACCTGAACGGCAGCAACGCCCTGGCTGGTCCGGCGCTGGGCGTGGCCCGTGCCGCGTTCCGGGTGCAGAAGGCGCCCAAGGGCACGGTTCTGAACCTTCAGCCCCGGTACCTGATCGTCCCGGCCGCGCTCGAACAGACCGCTGACCAGTTGATCTATCCCATCAACCTGGCCGCGACCGCCGTGACCGGCGTAGTCCCCACCTGGATCCAGTCCCTCATCAAGGTTGTGGAAGGCCGCCTCGATGCGGTCGCCTCGCTCGGCGTGACGAACTGGTTTATGGCGGTCGATCCCTCGCAGATCGACACCATCGAGTACTGCTACCTCGAAGGGCAGCAGGGCGTTTACATCGAGACCCGCCAGGGCTTCGAAGTGGACGGCGTGGAAATCAAGGCGCGGCTGGACTTCGCGGCGGGCGCGATTGACTACCGTGGCCTCTGCAAGAACACGGTGGCAGCGTAGGGCGGTTGAGCCAACAGGCGCGCGCGGGCCTCCGTGTCCCGCGCAACATTTCAGACAGACAAAAAGGAGAAATAGATCATGACGAATTTCGTAAAGAGCGGTGATAATCTCACCCTGGCCGCGCCCTACGACGTGCTATCCGGGGGCGGCTTCAAGGTGGGCAACGTGTTTGGCGTGGCCGCGAACGACACGCTCTCGGGCGCCGACGTCGAGTGCGACGTCGAGGGCGTCTACGATCTGGCCAAGGACAGCAGCACCTTTGCGCAGGGCGATCTGGCCTACTGGGACGACTCGGCGAAGAAGGCAACGTCCACGGTGGGCAGCAATCTGCTGATCGGCGCGGTCGAGGTGGCCGCCGCAACCGGTGTGGCGACGGTGCGAGTCAACCTGTTCGGCGTGCCCGGCTTCTCGGGCCAGGTGAATGGCGTCAAAGTCGCGCATGCCACCTACGACTACTCCGTCGATGGCGGCGCCACCTGCACTCCGGCCAACAGCGACACCATCCCCGACAACGCGGTGGTGTTCGGCGGC